CCAGCAGCCGCCCCGGACGAGCGCACGGCCGGACCAATCACTGCCGGCGCGCGGGCGCCAGCCCGTGCCTTTCTCCATGCTGGGATAAGGTGCTGTGGTGATGGAAGGGGAGTCGTCGGCAAACGGCTTGGCAATCAGGCCTTGCTCATCGCCTTGGACGTCGTCAAATACCCAGGTGTAGGCATTGCCGGCAAAGTCATTGATGCGATCACCATTCGACAGCACGTGCCAGCGGCGCTCTTCCGGATCCTCGGACTCATAGGTGCCGGGCTGCGCTTCATCTACATTGCCCTTGTGGATGCCCATGAAGATATTGCCTTCGCCGACCTTGCCGCCAGTCCAGTTAACATCCTGCTGGCTGATGTTCCAGGCGATTGCCAGTGCCTGCGTTTCGGTGATCAGTTTCGAGCCGGCCGTTTCGCATGCCTTGCGGGCCTCGTGGTAGTCGATTTCTATCCAGGGCGTAGCATTCGGTGTGGACAAGGGGATGCCGGCCGGCCCTTCGGACGACAGGTAACGTCCGACCTGGAACGATGGCACCACGGTGCCGTTCGGCAGGGTGGTTTCCGGTACCGTGATGAACTCGCTCTGGACGGCAACGGCGGCGGCGACTTTGGCGCGCAGATCCTTGGCCAGCGCCGGGTATGCCATCGCGCACGAGTCGGCATAAGCAGCCGCGGCCGGGATGGCATGCTTGTCGTGCGTGAGATCGAGCACGAAGTAGTCGCAGTCGGCGTGCTTGCCGCCGGGGGCATTGGCGCCGTCGGCGCGGCTAACGATGAATTTTTTGAACAGGCCGATGTCTGGTGCATTCATGATTGATCCTCTTGTCGTTGTGAAAATGGTGGGGCTTAATATTTTTGGGTGGGGAACGGCCAGGCGGCGGTGAGGGCGTCCTGGCCGGTGGGAGGGGTATCATCGTTAGCCGGGAGGGAATCGGCCGGCGCGACAGTCTCAGCCTTTTTCGTGCCCTTGGATTTCTTCGTCGGCTCGCTCTTGGCTTCGGCGTCATTGCCTGCTTCATCCACGCCAGCGGCAACTACATCCGGGAAAATTCGTGCACGAATAACGGCAACGTCAATCTCGAACAGCTTGGCGAGTTCGAGCAGCCCCTGGTATGTCTCGTCTTCTTCAATATAGTTGGCTTGAGTAACTTGCCATGACGAGACGGTCAGGCAATCGCCAATTGCATAGTCGAGCAGCATGAGTTCCAGAGACTCGGGCTTGACGCCGTCGATATGGCTCTTTACATCCTCTTCGTCGAATGTGTTGAAGGGGTAGAGTTCGGGAAGCGCAGCCGTGGGCAGCGTGGGGCAATCGCCAGTCATCAGCAGCTTCAGTACGATGCGCAGGTGATCATGAGAGAGCTTTCCGGTATAGGCATCATGGATCGCCTGGAGGATGGCCCGGCGGAATGTGGTATCCAGTTCGGCCTGGCGCTTGTCGGCTTCCTGCTTTTCGACGGCCTTGGACTTTTTGGGCATAGCGTCGTCTTCGTCGCCCTCGGAGTCCTCGGCAGCCATGAGGGCGGCATGCTCTTCCTCGGTGGCGCAAAGTCCGGCTTTTTCCAATGCCTGCTGAATTGCATTTGTGTCGTACAAGGCGTGTACTTCGCCGCTTGGCAGCTTCACATAGGACTTCGGTTTGGGAAGCTGTTCCTCTTGCAGGGCTTCCTTGATCGAAATTTTGTTGTCGCCCTTGGTGCGCTCGAGATTCCATAGGCGGGTGCCATCATGGACCATGTTGTCAGCTTCATCTGGCAAGTTGTAAAGACTCTTTGCCTCAATGACCGGGATGCCGCTTTTTTGTGCCTTGGTCAGCAGCTTTTCATAACTGGCAGCTTTTTTCGATGCAAAGCAGTCCGGATCAGTGCAGACGTCTGCACTATCGACATCGTGAAATAATTCCGGCTGGTTGCCGGTGCGTTTCGGGCAAGCGGTGCATGCGCCGGCAGTTTTTAGCAACTTCGCATCGGTCAGTGAAAATGGTGCGACGCTCAGTTGCAGCATGTAGCGAGACTGGATGTGTTGGACCGCGTTGCGGTACGACATAGGCTCCATGTTTTCGTGCTTGGCATAGGTTATCTCTGCGACTGCCTGTTCCTGCAGCGATGCCACCGGGATTCTGGCAACGAGCAGCGCAGTCGATGGCGTCAGTTTGCCTTTGTGGAAAGCTTCTCGCGAGGAGGGTGTCAGCGTGCATAGTTTCAGGCGCCCGTAAATGTAGGCCTTGCTCTTGCCTACCTTGCCGGCCAATTGTTCCGCGGTGTAGTCGTGCAGCTTCATCAGCTGTTCGTAGCCTTCAGCCTCCTCGATCGCCGGAAGATCTGCGCGCTGCAGGTTCTCGATCACCTGGATTTCCAGTGCCTGCACATCACTCAGATTGCGCACAATCGCTGGTATGGTTTCCAGACCTGCCAATTTCGAGGCGCGGTAACGGCGCTCGCCGGCTACGATCTCGACCTGGTTGTCGCTGCCGGCGATCGGTCGCACCAGGATGGGCTGGGCAACGCCGTGCTGCCGGATGCTGTCGGCCAGTTCATTCAAATCGGTCTCGTTGAAGTGCTTGCGCGGATTGGTGCTTGATGCGACGACCAGATGCAAAGGAATGTTGCCGAAGACCGGCTCATTCAGGCTGAGTGCTTCCATTCTTCTTCTCCCAATATATTGATGAATGTGCGCAGCATCTGGACTTGTGTGGTGTCCATTTGCATGCGTTGGTTTTTGACTGCTAAAGTCATGTTTGCAATGTTGGCTCGGGTATTGCGAGTGGCCATTTCAATGCATCTTTTCTGATGTGAGCGGCTGCAGGATGTCCAGCGGCACATTGCGCATAACGCCCGGGAGCGCATGGTCAACCTCGATCCATGCGGTGCGGCGGCCATTGCTCAAGTCCGGCATGATGGCGGCCACGGTGCCGCGTTGTGGTCCGTCCTGGTCATCGTCGAATGTGACGCGCTGACCGGCGGCAATGCAGTTATCAATATTCATTTTTGTGACCGTTGATTGTTGAATTCTTGCCGTCCTGATCACCGCTCGGCCACGGAACATGAAAGACCCCGATCAAGTGGGGAAAAATTTAATCGTCGGTATCGCCAGACTGAAATTTTTTGGCGTCGAACTGGGCGCGGCGCTTCATGTGGCGGCGGGCGACGGCCTTGAGGATCGAGGCAAATTTCGCGTTCTTGAGCATGTCATCGAGGGGCATTCTGGTGCGCAGCTTCATGTGGGCGATTTCGAGTGCCGCGCGGTCTGGTTCAATGCGGGCGCTCATGTCATGCCTCTGCTTCTTCAAGGTCAATCAGCTGATGCAGGTGCTCCATGCTTGCATCGTCCGACATGTCCCAGAATGGGGCAGTTGCGATCAATGCGTGCCGACGCTTCTGGTGGGCGGCTGCCTGGATGTTAAGTACGGCGGTAAGCTGGCCTGGGGTGTTGTGCGCCAGGCGTGGCGCCGGCGTTGCCAGATTGCGGGCGGCGATGTAGGCATGCCCGCGCAAGCCGGCGTAAACATCGACGCCAGTTGCGCGAACGCGCACCGGGCCTATTGCAGAGTAGGTGTACTGAGCAAGGTCGATCAAAGGCATGACGCTGCCCACTCGGTAAGGCTGTAGATGATGAACACGATTGCGATGGTGGTGCGCTGATGGCGCGCGAGCCAGCCGTGTTCCATGTGCAAGAATGCTGTGCAGACGTTTGTACGCATGATCGATCCTCGGTGTGAGGGTCACAGCTGACGCCGTGACCATGAACCAGGGGCCAGAAGCCCGGGCTACTTGGTGCAGCGGAAGCCGACGTAGCCGTCGCCGCGGCCGGGCCAGTCGCCGTTGAGATAGAACACGCCGGCCGTGTCGCCCGAGCCCCAGCAGCCGCCCCGGAGGAGCGCACGGCCGGACCAATCACGGCCGGCATCTGGCCGCCAGCCCATGCCCTTCTCAAGGCTCGGGTAGGGCGCGGTGGTGATGGAAGGGGAATCGTCGGCAAACGGCTTGGCGATCAGGCCTTGCTCGTCGCCCTGGACATCGTCGAATACCCAGGTGAAGGCATTGCCAGCGAAGTCATAGATGACTTCACCATTGGAAAGCTTGTGATAGCGCTGCTCGTTAAAATTCTCGGGGAGGTAGGTGCCGGGCTGGGCCTCGGAGACATTGCCCAGGCGGATGCCCTGGTGGAGCTTTCCTTCGCCGACTTTTCCGCCGGTCCAGTTGTTATCCTGCTGGCTGATGTTCCAGGCGATCGCCAGCGCCTGCAGTTCGGTGATCAGCTTGAAGCCGGCATCGATGCAGGCCTTCCTGGCGTCATGATAGCTGACCCGTACCCAGGGCTTGCCGGTTGCGTTGACAGTTGCGCGGCCATCGTCGCCTTTTGTGCAGAGATATCGCCCGACCTGGAAGGTCGGCACCACGGTGCCATTCGGCAGGGTGGTTTCTGGCACAGTGACGAACATATCGCCAACAGTTGTCGGTTCGGCCGCGATGTGCAGCGCTGTACCAGTCTTATTAATGATGGTGATCTTTTGATCCGTCTCGCCTGCCGCCATGCTTGCGGCGGCCGGTTCGGCCTGCTCCAACTGGGCGACCGGCGCCGGATGCGAAGCCGGGATCATGATGGATACCGTCAGCCGGCCTTTCTTGAGGCGTCTGGTGTTGAAGTGGGTGCCGCTGCTGCGGTCAATTTCGACGAAACCGATATCGAGCAGGGTATCGTAGCGGCGAATGTCCCACTCGCTCAGGCCGCCGCCGGAGATGTACAGGGTGTCGTCTGTGCAGCGTAGACCATCCAGGCTGACGAATGCCTTGCGGGCCTCCAGTTCGGCAAAGTCCGGCTCGAACATGCGCAGCTTGGCTTCCATCTTCTTGATTTCAGCCAGGCGGCCGTTATGGCGGGTGGTTTCCTGCTCAATGACGCGTGCTAGCAGTGTTGTTGGCTGCTGCGCGGTGGTCGCTTTGCTGCGGCGAGTTGTTGTCATGGTTATTCCCCCTGAGGTAACCACTCACCCTGATAGCTATGCACGCTCAGGCCGTTTATGGGTCGCCTGCTACACCCTGGGTGAGTGGTTGGAGGGATAGTAGGCCGTAAAAGGCCTATAAGTCAAGGCCATAAAAGGCCTAAATGCGACAAATTTTTTAAAAAGATACAAAAAAACCGCCCCGCGGGCGGTTTGGGTGAGGGTGCGGCAAGGACATCAGGCTGCGGCCGGCTCCATTCGTGTGGGTGAGCCCAGCTTCTTTTTCATGTAATCCAGCGCCTCGGCCTCTTCTCCTGAAATTGTTTTTTCAGTTGCGATCATTTCTTCGGTCGCCGCAAGGATGGCGGCGCGCTGCCGTTCGTCCAGTTTCGCCAGGCGCCCGCAGATAAGCTTGTAGGCCTGCTTGGTTGGCGTCGGCAGATTCTTGCAGGCTGCATCGATCTGGCTCATCGTGATGCTGCTGTCATTGGCGGCGGTCTGGCAATAGTGCAGGAAGATCTGCTTTTCTTTGGCGGTGAAGCGGCCGTCTGCTTTGCCGATATAGAAGAGGCCACGAATAGCATCGATGGAGTCGGCAAATAATCTATCCAGGGATGCGATTGGGGATTCCTCGTATTTCTGGTTGGCGTAGGCCGACAGGTTGGTGATGATTTCGCCAGTTTCGACATCTACCGCCTGCTGGATGCGGTCTATGCGGAATGTGCGTACGCTTTGACGTAAATGGCAAAAGCCGAAAAGGTAGCCTGCCGGATTGGTGGTATCGCATTCTTTGACGTCGACAAGCCGCTCGCTGATCTTTTTGCTGGCGTCCTGATACGACAGGCGCAATGTGACCCGCACGGGTTTTGGGTTGGAGGGGATGAGGTCCGTGGGTGTATCCCAGTTGTCCCCATCCAGCGATTCGGTGAGCCCCTCTGACTTGGCGCGGATCGTTGATGTTTTCTTGCGTTGCTCTGTGGTGTTTTTCCACCAAAAATATGCAATGACGCCAAGCGCCGTGACGATAAGCCAGCCCATGCTCCACTCCCTGTGGTTTGATTAAAAATCGTGAGCGGGTCTGGATGCGCGCAAGCCTTCTCATCAGGCAATACGGGTTTCAGCCCAGCTTCTCAAGCTCTCGAACGGCTGCCTGTTCATCCTGAGCGACGAAGGTGGCGACATTGTGCGCCTCGGCCAGCCCTTTGAATCGGTCAAGCGTGATCTTTGCGAGCAGCCGGCTGTCGGATGTGGGCAGCGTGAGCGCTTGGCTATTGACGATCAGTAGTGGCTTGGTCGGGGCATGAATAGTCGTACGGGCGGTCAGAATCTCGAACAGCTTGCTTTCCGCTTCGCGGTTCATGTAGCTTAACTGGTGCGCCGTGGCAGGCAGGCTGGCAAATTGCACCAGCAGATCATTGTGCTGGTAATCGAGGGTAATTTCCGGGCTTCCTGCCGGCGCATACTTGCGATGAAAGCGTTTTTTGCGGTCCTCGACATCATTGGCAAACGCCATTCGGACGTTTTTCAGGAATTCCCGCGTCGTTGCTGTGGTGGCCCGAGAATCCACCGGTATCGTGTCTTCGATGAATTCTTCGGCGCTGCCTAATGTCGACACCATCTGGACTGCGGCTGTCAGGAGCTGTTCGGCGCTGAAGCCGCGGACGGTGCCTGGCTCGCCAATGGAAAATCCGGTGAAGGGTGCGGAAAGTTCTTCCAGGTCCAGGCCGGCGCTAAGTTGTTGCGTCATGAAGACAGCCACTTCGCTCAGAATGCCGTGCGCCGAGTTGCCGCGCACGGTGCCCAGCATGGCGCGTAATTTCTGGACAGAGAGGATGCAGTGAGCAGCTGGGGCAAAGTGGCCGCTGCTTTCCAGTGTCGGCAGTACCGCAACCAGCGAAGTGATCCGATCGTGAGCTCCGGCTTGCGGCTCCCAATAGATCGGGCAAAACCGGGCTTCCAGCCGCGGCTTGGTCAGGTTTGTGAATGAGATGTCCATAAGCTGCTGGCGTCTGGCCTTGACATGCGTGCGTGCAAGTGTTGCGCCAAAGCAGGCAGGCGCAGGGCTATCTTGTCAATCAGTATAGCAGTGATCTGGTATATCCCTGTGATTGTGGCATCGTCGGACTGCCAGCCGCGCGCATACGCGGCAAGGGCGGTGAGTGCGGTTTTGTGCTTGCCGAGATACTTTGCCTGGCTATCCAACGTATGGTCGGCGGGGCGGCGCTCCAGCATCTGGCTGGCCAGTTGGTTGAATCGCGCCTGGAATGAGATGGCCTGCTGACGCGTCATGGTATTTGCGTCGGCCCGAAGATAATCGGCGGTCGTGGGTAAGGCCAGGTCGTGATCGAACAGCCACCACTTCTGGCCATCGAATAGCAGGTTTTCGCTATGGCGATCCGGATTCGCAACAAGTTCATCCCAGGCGGCGCCTTTCGCGCCAGTCTCGCTTGCGCAAAGCCGCGACCAGACGAATTCTTCCGCAGCCGGGTGGTTGGTGGCGATCTGCGCATACAATGCGTCCGGTTTCTTGTACTGGCTGCCAATCAGTAAAAACCGCTGACCACCAGCGCTGGCGGGCAAGCCTTTCAAGTCGTCTCTTTCCGCAAGTACCAGTGCGGGCGCGGGTATCGGTAATTGAAGCGCCTGTGCCGCCAGGCCGCATGATAGTTCAATGCATAACGGGATCTGGCCGCCATCGAGATACTTGATCACCATCGGCAGGGCCTGGCTGGGCGATTCCGGGCGCCCGACCTGTGCGCGCCAGACGGGATTGGTATGGTTGCCGGCCATGCGTTCCGCTTTGGCCAGCAAATAATACAAGGGTGGTTCCTTGAATTGAAGATCGTCCTGCAATACCGCCCCCCTGGCTGTATGTTCTATTCGAGTTCTAATGTGGCTTCAATTACCTTTAGCTGCCGATCGTCTAATGATCCTGATTGAATTTTCTCTGTGATTCTATTAAGTCGAATCAGAAGTGAGTGGGGCAGGTTCAGGCGAGTAATTAAATTCTTATCCATTAAGTCGCCTGGGCGTAATCCGAATGCTTTGGCTATAGCTTCTAAGCTTTCAGCGGTTGGAGAAACTTCGCCGCGGCGGATGCGGCCGACGGTAGAGGTGGCCACTCCGGTTTTTTTCGATAAAAGCACCTGCGACCCCATCTCGGGGAATTTGCGCATTAGCGTGTCAAGATTTGCCGCAATTATTGCATCAATGTTCATGGGGCAATTCTGGCCCATCAATCGGGACATTTGCGGCCCTTTACACTGGGCCTTTTAAGGCCTATTATTGGCGAATGAACACACCAATCTTTGAATTTGTGCTGGGAAAGCTCGCCAAACGCTCGATTCCCTGGGCTTCGGTAGCGAGGGAAACCGGAATTCCGTATGACACGCTGAAGAAAATCGCGCGAGGCGTGACAACGAATCCGGGCGTGCTGCATGTCCAAACGCTGTACGACTATTTCCAGCAAAAAGAAGCAGACCTGGCTGAATCCAAGATCGGCGGTGGTGGCGCGTCTGATAGGGAGGCGCTTCGTGAGGCGCAGGGTGGGATCCGTCAATTGCCTGATGTGGTGAAGGTTATGACGTGAAGCGAATAACGCAGGGGCGGCCGGTCGTGGCCGTCTCTTTTTTTGTCCAAAAATCGAAATTTGATAAAAATCAAAGAGGATTGCATCAATGAAAGACCGAAAAAACAGGCTGCGGCCCAGTCGGGATGATGCGGCGGTTATTCCGGTGGGTATGGCGGATGCGCTACGAGCAGCTCCAAGTACGCCTGTGCCGTACCCGGCCTGCGTTCCCGCTGAACTGGTCGAAGCGCTTTGCGTGACGCGGGCGTGGATTGCCAGTGTCGAAATCTGCATTTCGATGGGCGTATATCCAACCCCATCGCCAGCGCAAGTGATTACGGCTTTATCCAGGCTTGAAGCAGATCGATCGCCGGATGCGTAGATGTACGGCGCTCCTGCCCATATTTGAAAAGGTAACCGCATGTGCAACAAGCTCGTTCTGCCGCAATCCATCGGTGCCGTTTCTCTCAGTGCCGTGGACCTGGAGGGATCGGTGGTGAGGTCGTTTCCAAGTGAAGAATGGCTTCTTGTATTTGCTGTACCAGTTCGCGAGCTTGGGCCAATGACAGTGCATAGTGCCGACCCGGATTGGCTTTGCCTGGCGATTGGAGCGAATTTGTGAGGTAGTCGAATTTGATCGTTAAGGCGTTGTAGGTCGGAATTGGGCCTACTGTCCAGCTGGACACTGGAAATAAAGGTATTTCGCCATTGCTCATTGGGAGTTCCTTTTGTGAAAGTTGTTGTGTGGGAACTGCAATTTAACATGACTGGAACTCCCGCCTAATTTGTTGGCTGCTGGTAATTGTTGACTGGCAGTCTATTTTTTTAAGCAATTTTTGTCTGTCCGCGGTTGTCCGCGTTTTGCGGACAGGGGTGGAAATGAAAAATAAAGGGGAGAAATATGTCTGCACAATTGTTTTACGAAGATATCTATGCTGCGCTGGGAGAGGTGGTGCGCGCCACTGGTGGCATGAAGGCGGTGGCAAGTGAGATGCGGCCGGAGCTCGATGCGATCAGCGCTGCCAGCTGGCTGAAGGACTGCCTCAATCCAGCAAGGCGGGAGAAGCTGGACCCGATGCAGGTGCTGTGGTTGCTGCGGCGCGGACATGCAGCGGGAGTCCATGATGTGATGGTCTACATCAATCAGGAGATCGGCTATGAGCCGCCGCGGCCAATATCGTCAGAGGCAATGTTCGTCAGTGCCCTGGATGAGATGAAGATGCTGCAGGAGCAGATGGCGAAGAGTGCGGCCATTGTCGAGCGGCTTGCCAAAGAAAATCCGGCATTGCTAAGCAAGTCGAGGCACGCATGACAAAAACTATTGCGTCAAAGGTTGTAGTGCCAAGGCTGCGGTCGGCGCGCAAATCATCGCATGTGGCGATGCCGCGGTTTCGCAAGACGGAGACGGCTAATCCAGGCCTTACCGAAGTGGTGTCACGGGTTCTGGCGCGCGCCTTGAGTAATCCGGCGCCCTTTGCGCTGTTTGTGGTCGGCGGCAAGTCGATACTGTCGAATTTGAAATCGGAGCATTTCAAGCGGCTGCAGCGGCGCTGGCCCGAGCAAATGATTGCGACCTATGGTCCGGGCGTGAAGGTCATGGATGTGGTGGATGATCTTTCTGGCATTCTGTCCGATCATGACTTGTCCGGTGAGGTGAGTCCATGAGTAACCTGCCTGCGCCATTGACGCCGGCAGATTGCGATCTCAGGGACTTCCAGTTCATGCCGCTTGATGTCGCGCGATTGCGGGACAGCGATCTGGCGGCGCTGGAATCGCCTGAGGCGTGTTGGGCCGCCGTACTGTTGTGGAGCGCATCCTGGCATCAGGTGCCGGCCGCATCGCTGCCAAACGACAACCGCATCCTGTCGCAGCTGGCGGGGTATGGCCGAGTCGTGAAGGAGTGGGAGCGGGTCAAGGCAGGGGCATTGCGGGGCTGGGTGCAATGTGCTGATGGCCGGCTCTATCATCCTGTCGTCGCCGAAAAAGCGATGGAGTCTTGGGGTAAGAAAGTCCAGCACCACTGGAAGAAAGAGTGTGACCGCATCCGGAAAATGAACAAGGCGCGCGAGGTTGAAGGCAAGCCGCTGTTGCAAATTCCACCGGAGCCGGGGGGGCGCGGCGAAGAATTCCAAAAAGAAGAAGAAAAAATTCCGCCGGAAATTATGGAAATTCCACCGGAAAAAGGAAAAGAAACGTCTCCAGATGAAAATACTTCCTCTGGAATTCCGGCGGAAAACGCTCTAAAGGGACAGGGACAGGGACAGGGACAATGTAAACCTAATACGTCTCTCGATACCTCAAACGGAGTTGGAACCGGAAATTCCGCGAACGAGAGACCGATTGTCGCCAGAAATGTCGAAATCGCCGTGTTGCTGCGAGCTGCAAACGTCAAGCCGATGACGTCGATGCACCCGCTTGCCGTGCAATGGGCTGGCAATGCCGCGATCACGGACGACCTTCTGCGGGCCGCAATCGAGACTGCGCGGCAGTACAAGCCGAATGGGCACATCAGCCCGAACTACCTGCAGCCCATCATCGCCCAGCTGCTGGAGCCGCCGGCGGAAGCCAAGCCGAAGATCGATTACTCCTGGCGCAAAAGCAACGAGGGCATTGATCGCATGGGCAGGGAGCTCAAGATGCAGGCCCGGCCATCGGAGAGTTACCAGGACTATGCGCGGCGAATTGATGAGGAGCTGGAGCGGCAAAGGCGTGGAGGCAAGCCAGCATGAATGAGTGGGTCAACGACAGGATGCGCGATTGGGCGCGGTATGTGGTGTGCCGTGACCAGGGCGCGCAGGGGTATCCGAAGGAGTCGCCATCGTTCAGGCTAACGGCGCGGTCATCGTCTGCCGGATCGGTGATGCTGGTCGAGTCGGAGGCCATGGAGATCGAGATGGCAATGATGCGGGTAAAGGAGCAGCATCCGCAGCTGTACCTGGTTGGTGTCGAGTGGTATGTAAGAAACAGGACTGCCACAGACCTGGCTAGGGTGGTTGGCTGCCATCGGGACACGGTTTACAGTCGCATCAATTCTTTGCATGTGATCGTTGCAAACCTTTTGCGGGATGGGCGTGCGGCGTGAGCGCCTGCTAACGCGTGTAATTTTTCATGAGAGTACTCGGTGTCATTCTCTGGAATTGCTCCGACAAATGCCCTATGATCCAGCTACACTTTGCGAAGCGTATTGCAGAGAGATAGTTAAGCGAGCCAAGCCCTGCCGGATCACACCCGCAGGGCTTTGTTTTTTCTGATTTTGTTTTGTCGAATCTCCCCAGTCTGCGTGTGTAAAGCGTGGGCCTTTGCCGCAACAGTCCCCTCCTTTTCTGTTGCGGCATTTTTTATTCCAGGAAGCGTATGCCTAAATCCGCTCCCCGTCCATGCAGCTTCAAGGGTTGTAAGGTGTTGGTGAATGATGGTAGTGGCCGGTGTGCTCAACATCCTCGCCCCACATGGACTAAGGCTGCACCGGTCAAACGGATCACGGGCCGCCGTCTTCAGGCAATGCGGGCCAGACTGTTTGCGCGTAAGCCTCTTTGTGCTGAGTGTGAGCGATGCGGCATCGTGCGCCTGGCGACGCAGCGCGATCACGTTATCCCCTTGGCTGAAGGGGGGCTGGATGATGAGTCAAACGAGCAGGGCTTGTGCGATGCCTGCCACGATGTGAAAAGCAAGGCTGAGGCGGTGCGAGGACGAAGCAAAAGCGGCCGGCCAGTATGATCTGGCGGGGGTGGGGCGGGTCAAAAGTCAAAACCTGCACCGGCGGAAACCGACAGGGTATCTTGGAATTTATGGGAATCAATAACTACCCCTGGGGGGTTTGAATCATCGAGTGAGTGAGATTTCATTTGTTCCTCGACCTCGGCTGAATAGGCCAGCGTAGGGAAAATATGGATAAAAACAACACGTTTGCAGCATCGCTGCCGGCGGTTGGCGCATCGAGTGTCAAGGCGTCGACAACAGAGCTGACTTCGCCGGCGCCGCCGCCAGTAATTGGGCTGAGTGACGAAGAGCTGCGGGTCTACGAGTACCTTTGTGAATCTCTGCGCCAGGCTGGTATCGAGCACCTCACGGCGGGTATGCCACTGGCTGTCATTGTTCGCACATTCATTGACTGGATCAAGGCCTCCGAGGAGTGCGCGAAAAACGGGCGCGTGCAAATTTCAAAAACCGGATGGGCGACGCCGACACCATGGGCCGACGATGAAAAGCGGCTCAAGATGGAGTTGGGACAATGGTTGCCAAAAGCATGTTTGACGATTCCGTCCCTGGCAAGGGTCAGAAAGGACACGGGCGAGAAGGGTGGGCAGGACGACCTGTTCGGCGATCTCGTAAACCACGCCATCAACTCACCCGCAAAAGGATCATTGAATTAACGCCGCCGGTTCTGCATGAATGGGATGAAGCCTATGGCCTGCCCGTATTGCGTGGCGAGATCCCGACTGGCCGGTTTGTGTACCTGGCGGTGCAGCGGCATTACGTTGACCTGGTTAACGCCCCGGCGCGCGGCCTGGTGTTCAAGCCGGAGCATGGCTGGCACATCATCCACTATATCGAGCGGTTTTTTGTTCACATCAAGGGGCCGCTTGCTGGCAAGCCGATCCTGCTGGATCCGTGGCAAAAATTCTGGACTGCTGTGCTGTATGGCTGGCGTCGGGAGATTGACGGCGCCCGGCGGTTCAATCGCGGGTATGAGGAGGTGGCGCGGAAGAACGGCAAGAGCACATGGAAGGGGCCGCAAGGCGCGTATCTGTTCTCGATGGATGGCGAGATCGGCGCCGAGGTGTATGCGGTAGCGACGACTCGGGCCCAGGCGATGACCGTGTTCAAGCCGGCCTTCGATAATATCAAGCGCTGGGTGCGGCGATCGCCAGGAATTGCCCGGTCCTTCAAGGTGTACGGTGGACTGAACCAGGAGAAGGTCGAGCTCGACAATTCGGTGTTTGCGCCATTGCCGGCGAACGCGGAGAACCTGGATGGTTTGAATCCATCGGTGATCCTGTTTGATGAACTGCATGCGCAGCGCAATCGTGACGTCTGGGACGTGATGGAGTCGGCGCTTGGCGCGCGGCTGCAGCCGCTGCTGTCAGCGATCACGACTGCCGGCTTCATCCTCGATGGCATCTGCACCGAGGTCCGTTCGTATCTGATCTCTGTGCTGGAGGGAAAGCGCATCGACGATGCGTTCTTCGGCTACGTGTACACGATTGATGCGGACGATGATCCGTTTGACGAGGCTACCTGGTACAAGGCGAACCCCGGCCTGGGCAAGTCGAAGACGCTCGAATACATGCGCGGGATGGCGCGCAAGGCGGCCGCGCTGCCGGGCGCCCGGGCTAACTTCCTGACAAAGGACTTGAACGTCTGGTGCAACAGCGCGGATGGCTGGTTCGATATCAGCGTCTGGGACAAGGGCGGCAAGAAATTCGACCCGGCGATGTTGAAAGGTCGGCGCTGTTTTGGTGGGCTTGATCTGGGATCAACGCGGGATTTGACTGCCTATGCGCTGGTATTTCCTCCGGAAAAGGATGGCGAAGCCTGGCATGTTCTTGTCTGGTTTTGGTGCCCGCAAGACAAAATCGATTCAGAAGAGCGTGACGATGCGGCGCCTTACAAGGCATGGCAGGCCGCTGGCTGGATCAATGGCACCGAAGGTAACGTCACCGATTACAACCCGGTGCGTCTGCGAATCCTGCAGTCGATGAAGGATTACGAAGTCTGCGAGATCGGCTTCGACCGGTGGAATGCGTTGCAGCTGGCGAATGAGTTGCTCGACCAGCAGGTGCCTCTGGTAGAGGTGCCGCAAAACACTGGGGGAATGTACCCGGGCAGCAAGCGTTTGGAAGAGCTGGTGTATGGAAAAACGCTTCTGCATGGCGGCAACCCGGTGCTGCGCTGGTGTGCAAGTAACACCGCACTATTGTTTGACAGTAACGGCAATTTTCGGCCGGACAAGAAGAAGTCGAATGCAAATGGGCGGATTGACGGCATTGTCGCGACCGTCATGGCGTTAAGTCGTGCGGTTTCTTATGAGGATGAAGGAAATATCGATGATGCCATTTTCAGGCCGGTCGGAACATGAACATGTTTAACTCATTTCGTGCTTGGTTCGGGCGTGGTGGCGCGATTGCCGAAGCTGCAGGAACGCAGTTGGCGCAACCTGGCTCGCCATTGATCAATGACACGCGCAACATCGGCGTGGACGGCGCGTTGCAGATCAGTACCGTATGGGCCTGCATCGACCGTCGCGCGACCACCATCGCCAGTTTGCCGCTATTCGCGTACGAGGAAAAAGGCGGAGAAAAGACGCTGGCGCGGACGGACCGGCTCTATGCGCTGCTGCATGAATCGCCAAACAGCCGCATGACGCCGTTCGAATTCTGGCGCGCGATGGTGATGAATCACGACCTGCGCGGCAATGCCTATGCCCGGATCGACCGTGATGAAAGCACCGGCGAGGCGCTGGCACTGTGGCCAATGCCTGCCGACCAGGTGGAGACGCAGGTGCTGCCGGACGGCTCAATGGTGTACCTGTACTCGTTTGGAAGCGAGATTGCTGTATTCGCCGCATCAAGCGTGCTGCATCTGAAGAACCTTGGTAATGGCACGTCCGGTCTGGCAAAACTTGAATTCATGCGTTCGACGACCGATGAGGTAGCGAAGGCACAGGATTCGGCAAGCAAGATTTTCGGCACCAGTGGCAAGCCGAGCGGCATCCTGATGATCGACCGTGTGCTCAAACCGGAGCAGCGCGCTGCAGTTGCCAAGAATTTTGCAGGAATGGAGGTATCTGGTACCGGCCGGCTGCATGTACTGGAAGCCGACATGAAATACCAGCAGCTTTCGATGTCGCCGGCCGACCAGCAGCTTCTGCAGACGCGCAATTTTGGTGTCGAAGAAATTTGCCGCTGGTTCGATGTGCCGCCGGTGCTGGTGCATAACGCCAATGTGACGGCCTGGGGGACCGGGATCGAATTGATTGTGCAGGGCTTTTACACGCTGGCTATCCGGCCCATGCTCATCAATATCGAACAGGCGGTGCGCAAACGCGTGCTGACGCCGCGGCAGCGGGTCACGATGCAAATCGAATTCAACCTGGATGCGCTGTTGCGTGGCAATCCGAAGGATCGGTCGGAATTCCTGGCCAAGCTGGTGCAAAACGGGATCATCACCCGGGCCGAAGCCCGCCAGTTGGAGGGCTGGCCATACATGGCCGGGACCGACGACCTCACCGCGCAATCGAACCTGGTGCCGCTGGCCATGTTGGGCAGGGTGCCGGCGGCATCCGGGGGTAATGGCAGTCAGATCGCTCAATAAAAGGAAATAACATGGAAACCAAATCTTTGGCGCTGGTTGATGTGCAATTCAAGCTGGCTGCGGACGATGCAACGTTCACCGGCTACGCTTCCGCCTTCAACCGGGTGGATAGCTACGGCGATACGATCGTAAAAGGCGCTTATGCGGAAACCTTGAAGGCCAATGGCTTACCGAAAATGTTTTTCAATCATGAAAGCTACTCGGTGCCCATTGGTAAATGGGTCGATGCAAAGGAGGATGACTACGGCCTCCTGCTGACCGGGGAATTCACGCCGGGGAATTCGATGGGACAAGAGGTCAAGGCGGCGCTGAAGCACGGCACCGTGGACTCTCTATCCATCGGATACAGCCTGAAAAAGGGCGATTTTGATGAAACCACGGGCGGCCGGGTGATCCGCAAGGTTGCAAATCTGCGCGAAACGTCGATTGTCACCTTTCCGGCCGATAAATTCGCCCGCGTGAATTTGGCTAGCGTCAAGTCGTTTTCCGACGAGATTGGCCAGATCGAAACCATCAGGGATTTTGAATACTTCTTGCGGGATGCAAGCGGATTCAGTAAAGGGGCGGCGCAAGCGTTGACCGCCCGCGCCAAAGTCTTATTCGCCGCGCGGGATGCCGGTGACCAGGACGAGGCGAAGCAAGCGGCTGAAATTCTGGCGCGAATCCAGAAACTTGGCGCATAGACGCGCATTCCGCAAGTACAGGCCGCCAATTCTGGCGGTTTTTTTCATTTGAAAGGGCTTATATGAAACACACGAAATTGTTTGGTATCCCGCTGCGTGCAGCCGTTATCCTGGCGCTCGTCGCCGTTGCCGGACTGGCGCAAGCCGCTGGCATCGATGTGCACGGTTTCATGCTGCAAAACGCCGGCAGCATTGCCGGTATGTCGATGCTCGGCTTCATGGGCGAGATCGATGGCACGTCCATCCTGAAGGCGCTCGACTCCGTTGAGGCAAAGCTCAATGCCATGTCTACTAAAGCTGACGGGGAACTGGCAACCATGGGCAAGGTATCTGCTGATACCAAGGCTGCGCTGGATGCCATTGGCATCGAGCAACGCACGCTGGCCGATCGACTGACTTCCCTCGAGCAGAAGGGTGTATTGCGCCCGGATGGCGAAAAGATCGATGAATCGTGGGGCGCGCAAGTCACCAAGTCCGACAGCTACAAGGCATTTGCCGCCGGCCAGACGCAAAAGGCCCGCATCGAGGTCAAGAATACGCTGACTGGCTCCGATGCCACCGTGGCGCCGGACCGCAAGCCAGGCATCGTTCCTGGTGCGCAGCAAATCCTGACGATGGAATCGTTCCTGAATTCTCTGCCGACGTCCAGCAATGCGATCGAATTCACGAAAGAAGCGTCGTTTACCAATAACGCCGCGGAAGCCGCTGAAGGTTCGGCCAAGGCTGAATCGGCGCTCACCTGGTCGCTGGTCAATATGCCGGTGTCGACCGTTGCGCACTGGATCAAGATTTCGCGCCAGCTCGCCTCCGACAATGCTGCATTGGCCGCATACGTCAATAACCGCATGGTGTATGGCGTCAATCGCAAGGTTGAAACCCAGCTGGTGTCCGGTGATGGCACCGCACCGAACATTTCCGGCATTCTGGATTCCGGCAACTTCACGGCCCACGGCTATCTGTCGGGCGCCCTGGGCTCCACGCTGGCAAAGCTGGTCCTGATCCGCAAGATGATTGCCGATACCTGGGCCGCCGGCTATCCGGCTGACGCGATTCTCTTGAATCCGGTCGATTGGGCAACCATCGAAATCGAATTGCTGACCACCGCAGCGGCGCAGGCCCGCGTCAGCGTCGATGCAAACGGCGTAACCCGTCTGTTCGGCATTCCGGTCATTCAATCGGTTGGCATGACTGCGGACAGCGTGGCGGTCGGCGCGTTCCGCCAGGCATACACCGTCTATAACCGCGAGGGTATTGTCGTGGATATGTCCGAGTCCGATTCGGACAACTTCACCAAGAACCTGATCACGATTCGTGCCGAGCGCCGCCTGGCTCTGGCAACCGAAGTGCCTGGCGCTGTGCGGGCTGGCGATCTGACGCCGGCGGCATCGTAATCCGTAGTTAGTCAACCAAAACAGCCCGCATGAAGGCGGGCTGTTTTACTGGGAGAGCTATAAATGGTTCAAGTGAAATTTACAACATTTGGTGCAAATACTGCATTCGGATCATTTGCGCCAGGCGAAACGCTGCGCTGCTCGGAAGCGATGGGCAAGCATCTTGTCGATGAAATTCGGTGCGCGAAATACATGGAGACGCCAACGGTGGATTCTGCGGGGAGTGATGAGGGTTTGAATATGGAGTCGGAAGCCGAGGTGGAAATCACGGCACTTATTCCCGGCGATGGCCAGCCTGACCTGGAAAACAAGTCGCGCCGCAAGGGTAAATGATGCTGATTGACCTCGCAACCGCCAAAGCACATTTGCGCGTCGACGGCACCGATGATGACGCCATGATTACGCTATACATCGGCGCGGCAGAGCGGTCGGCGGCCGAATTCATCGGGCGAAATATTTATGTTGATCAGTCAGCGCTGGTCGCGGCCATTGCCGGCGCGCCGGCTGCGTTGACTGCGGCAACCGTCGCTTATGATGCCGCAATCCTCTCTGCCAGTGCGCTTGATGCAGGTGTCGAGCTGGATATGGCGATCCTGGCGGCAAATGAGGCCTACAGCACTGCCAAGGCCGTAGCGCGCATGACGCACCAGGGCATCGTCATCAATGACCAGATCAAGGCTGCCATGCTGCTGACAATCGGGCATTTGTATGCGAACCGTGAGGATGTGGTTGCCGGCGTGCCGGTTGCCGCGCTGCCGATGGGCTGCGGCTATCTGCTGCAGCCGTTCCGGAGTTATTGATGCGCGCGGGAACATTAAACATCCGCGTCACCATTCAATCGCCCGCCACTGGTCAGGATGAATACGGTCAGCCGTTGGCAGGATGGACGGACGCCGCAACGGTATGGGCGGCCATCCGCGATTTGAAGGGCGCGCAGTACATTGCGGCGCAGGCGACACAGAATCAAGTCGAGTCGAAAATTACCATCCGCTACCGGCCCGGAATAACTTCATCGATGCGCGTTGTCCATGGGGCTGATGTCTACGATATCCAATCGGTGCTCGGCCAGGATCGCAAGACGCTGGATTTGATGGTGAAGCGAGGAGTGTCTGATGGCTGAAGTTAAATTAACCGGTTTCAAAGAATTGGCCGATGCCTTGCGTGAGCTGGGCCCCCGCGTGGCTAGGAATGCCTTGCGCTCATCCGTGTCAGCCGGCGCCGCCGTGATTCGTAACGATGCCCGCAATCGCGCTCCGGTCGATACCGGTGAAATGAAAAAAGACATTCAGATCAAGCGAGAACGTGACGCCCAGGGCGAAATGTCTGCAAAGTACTCAGTATTCGTCCGTAGCGGCAAGAAGTCTCGCTTATCTGGCAAGTCGCGGGATGTGCAAAAAGATTCGTTCTACTGGCGCTTTGTTGAGTTCGGCACCTCGAAAATGGCCGCACAGCCGTTCCTGAGGCCGGCCTTCGAGGCAAAGAAAGAGGATGCAATTAAGGCAATTGGCGAAAAACTTGATGAGCGAATCCAGAAAATAGCCCAGGAGTTGGTGCGGCGATGAGCATGCTTACTGACTTCAAGGCGCTTGTTGGCAGTCTAGTGGCGGGCCGCGTCTACCCCCAAGGCGCAGCTTCAGCAATGACGCCTTACATCACGTATTTCAGAGAAACTGCCATTGAGCAGGTCACAATTGACCACAACGGCGGCACAGGAAACTTGGTGAATACGCGTTTGCAAGTTGATGTGTGGGCAGGTACCTACGGCGCATCGCAAGAGCTTGCTGCTGAGGTCAAAGCCGCTCTCAAGGGGTGGGTAAATGAAAATATCGTCCTGGTTGAGCGAGACAGCCAAGAGCCCGATACAAGGCTGCACCGCGTCATGCTCGACGTTTCAATCTGGCACATCTAACCGTTTCACTGCTTTTAACCCGCCCGCTGATGCGGGTATTTTTTTATCCTGAAAGGACTTCACATGTCTGGAATCTCTGCGCAAGGCAGCACGCTTTCCATCTCTACCGGGTCGGGCGCGGCCAAAACTATTACCGGAGTTGCTGTCGGCAGCCCCACCATTCTGACCATTGCCGCCCATGGCTTCGGCAATGGCGATGTCGTCGATCTCGCCGCGCTGACGGGCGCTGATGCGGCGCTGCTCAATGGGAAAAGTTTGGTTGTCACGAACAAGACGACCGACACCATTGCGGTGACTGTCGACACCACCGGCAAGACGGTGACCGCCGGCGCCGGTACCGCAACGCCGGTTACCTTCACCAAGATCAACGGCGTGCAGTCTTACTCCGGTCTGGACGGTGCTCCGAGCGAAATCGACTCGACAGACCTGGACAGCACCGCCATGGAGTACATTTCCGGCCTGGTCGATGAGGGTAAGTTCGGTTTCGAGATGAAAACGCTGCATGCCGATGTCGGCCAGCTGGCGGTTCGAGCGGCGCGAAGCAGCGGCGCCGTCAAAACCCTGAAGCTGGTTTTCCCGGATGCTGTTGTCGCAACCTTCGACGTGCTGGTGAAATCCGTGCCAGTGACCGGCGGCGTCAATGCGCTGCTGAAAGGCTCCGTGGATACCAAAATCACTGGCCCTGTCACCTGGAGCTAGCCATGGGATTACTCAATAAATCAGCAATCCTTGGCGCATCCGACCTGAAGCATGAGGATGTGCCTGTGTCGCAATGGGGCGGCAGCGTTCGTGTGCGCACCATGACTGGCATCGAGCGTGATGAATTCCGTGCTGCGATTGCGTCCGAAGGCGGCATCCCGGTCGGCAAATTCTCGGCCGCGCTGCTGGCTGCCACGATTGTCGATGAATCTGGCGTCAGGCTGTTCACGGTTGACGATATGGCGGCATTGCAGGCAAAGTCAGCTGCCGCACTGGATGCTCCGGCAGTGGTCGCCATGCGCTTGAACGGGCTTGGTGGCAGCGCAGTCGAGGATGCAGTAAAAAACTCCGGGAGCGGCCAGAGCGGCGATTCTGGTTCCGACTCGCCAAAGAACTCGGCAAAAGCGTAAGGCAAGCCCAGCTGGAAATCAGTTCTGCAGAATTCACCGAATGGCAGGCTTATTACGAGCTTGAGCCGTTCGGTGAGCAGATCGCCGACTTGCGGCACGGCGTCGCGGTATCGGTTCTGGCGAATATCAACCGCAATGCCGAGAAGCGGCCTGAGCCATATAAGGCAGAAGATTTCATTCATTGGCGCGATACCGGGCGAGTGGCGGACGATGCTGAGCCGGTGCTGCTGGATGACCCGGTGGAACAATCGAAGCTGATGCGGGCGACACTGTTCGGAATCGCGCCGAAGGGCTAGTCCTGATATATTATTTCTTTTGCAACAGCAGGGGGTGATATGCGGGGTCGATTTATTGCTGCGGGAATCATGGCATTGTTCGTGTCGTCTGGCGTTTTGTTGGTCAAATATGACGAATGGTTCAAATTTCCGCCGTTGCGCGGTTACGTCAACAACCAAACGAAGGACTCCGCCAGTACGTTATTCAGGAATGAAAGGCTAACTGCTGCCGGATGGTTGTGCGGAGAAATGAACACAAAGAACGGTTATGGCGCATACACCGGATTCGTCCGGTTTATCTCTGGATCAGAAGATGACGCTTATGTGGAGGGAATGGGCTATGTCGGGAAGGTCGGGGGGGCCTCGACGCAGCGCATCATAGATGATCTTGATGCGAAGATTGCTGCTATAAAAAAATTCGGTGGGATTTTGAAAAGCGGCGGGGCGTCTGCCGCCCCATCAGATCAAGAGATAGATGATTTCGTTGTTAAAGAGCTTTTTTCGCAGCGATGGAAAAAGATCTGCGCTTAGCGCAAAAACATGGCCCGGGATTAGCCGGGGGAACGCACAGAGCCCGCTTTCGAGCGGGTTTTTTTATGGGATAAAACATGGCTGCATTAGGTTCTCTCGTTGTATCGCTTGAAGCGAACATGGCTCGCTTCACGTCTGATATGGGGCGAGCTGCTCAGATGACAGAGCAGGCAATGCAAAAAATGAACGCAAGCAGCGCGCAGACGCAGCAGGCCATGCAAAGACTTGATTCGTCGGTTGCGGTGATTAAAAATTCCATCGCAGGATTGGCGGCGGTTGCCTCCATTGGCGCGTTTAAAGCACTCTCCGATTCCGCGTCGATGGTTGAAGGGAAAATTCGACTTGTAACGGATTCATACGCCGAATTGAAGGCTGTGCAAGCTGAAGTTCTGGCGGTATCGCAAAAGACGCGGCAGAGTTTTGAGTCGACTGCCGATCTATATACCAAGGTTTTTCGCGCCTCGGAGAATTTGAATCTTAGCCAGAAGGATTTAATTAAGTTCACCGGCGCAGTGAATAATGCAATGACTGTGAGCGCAGCGGGTGCGCAGCAGTCAGAGGCAGCCATTCTGCAACTCGGGCAGGCTATGGCGTCAGGCAAGTTGTCGGGTGACGAATTCAAATCCATCTCGGAAAATGCGCCGCGTCTTGTGCAGGCAATTGCTGACGGGATGGGGGTGGCGCGCGGGCAGATGAAGCAGTTATCCACCGATGGAAAGCTGACGGCTGAAGTAATCACCCAGGCGGTTATTAGCCAATTTGGCGTGATGGAAGCCGAGGCGGCAAAAATGCCGGTGACGATTGGCCAATCGTTCCAGCAGTTGCGCAACACCATGGTTGATTACATGGTCGGGATCAATGAATCATCCGGCATAACCGAGGCGCTCGCGGGTGCTGTTGGTGTATTCTCAAAAAACATAAAAACGCTTGAGGCTGGCGTTGCTGGACTTGTTTCCTACAAGGTTGCCGGCTGGGCGATCGAGATTTCCACTGCCTTAATTTCAAAGGCAAACGCGGCTTATACCGCGGCGGGCGCGCTTTCCACCGAGCGCTTTGCGGCCATCGCCTCCGCAGAGGCCAATGCGGCAAAGACAGCGACAGATCTAGCCGCTACACAAGCAAAAATGGCGTATATCGTCACCTTGCGAGCTGACGCTGTTGCAACCCTGGCGAGCGCAAACGCAACAGTGCAGGCGACTGCGGCAATGGGTGCGCATAGTGCAGCGCTGGCGATGAACGCGGCAGCTTTGCAGGCCAGGTCGGTGGCAACGGCGGAATTGGCGGCCCTCGGGCGCGCGCAGGTCGCTGTAGATGCTGCGATGACTGCCGCCACTGCGTCAGCGACAGCGGCGCAAACGGCGCTGACAGCGGCAAAAGTTGCTGGAGCGGGTGCGGCGAATGTGGCGACGCGTGCGCTCGGGCTTCTGGGCGGGCCGATCGGACTCATTACGACGGCTCTCGGCCTCGGGGTGACGGCTTGGATGTTGTGGGGGAATTCGGCCAAAGAGTCGGAGGAAAAAGCGGCTGGTGCAATAGAGTCCAGCACAGAGGACATTCTTGCTGATCTTGATAGGCAGATAAAGAAGCTCCAAGAGCGCAACGCAATGGCGGGCGCTGGACTGAAAGCTATTGCGCAATCAAGCTCGCCAGAGGCTGGGCGCATGGTTAGCCTGAAGGCGCAGATGGATGCTGTCAGTGCAGGTACGGGGGATTATGCTGGGCTAAACGACATTGCCAAGAATGACATTCTGGCAAAGCTTGGTGCGCAATACGGCACGCTGTATGCAAAAATTCAAACTGTTACGACAGAAAAAGCGAAGCTGGAAGGCTCCGGCGATGCAAGCAAGCTTGATGCTTGGCTCGTTAAATATGCTACGAAAGCTGAAAAGCTGGCGGCAGAACTTAAAAAAGCCAAGGAGGAATTGGGAGGTGCCTTCACTCCTGAAATTGAAAGTAGGATCCGCGGGCAATTTGAGGAGAAAGCCCATAAGCCAGCAACTCCAAAGAAAACCGATGAGCAGCGCATCGCAGAGGATGCCGCAAGATTCGTTGCCAAACTCAAGGAAGAGGCGGAAGCCTACGGTAAGTCCGGCGCAGCGCTGCTTGAGTATCAATTGGCCCAGTCCAAAATGCCGCAGCAATACAAAGATGAAGCGATGGCATTGCAAGTGCGGATCGATGCACTGAAGGCTTCGGATGAGGCGAATAAAAAGCTGGTTGATGAGCAAAAGCAAGCGGCGGCTGAGGCGGATAGGGCGTCGAAGCAGAATGACGCCAATGTCGAAAATATCCGCGTCGGCCTGATGACCGAGCTGGAGCAGGAGACACTTGCCCATGAGTTGCGTCTGCAAGAGCTGCAAAAATTCCACGACAAAAAGCTTGAAAACGTCGTCGCTGCTAATGAGTTGATTGCTGCTGAAAATGCCAGGCATGAACAGACGATGATGGAGATGCAAGCAAGTTATGCATTGCAAGGTCTTGGTATGGCTGGGGACAGTGCAGATCAGCTTTACAGCCTCATGCAAAAAGCCGGGATGGAACAAACGGCACTTGGTAAGGCAGTTTTCCTGGCGAGCAAGGCGATTGCTGTCGCAGAAATCATCATGAATACAGAAGTTGCGGCGTCAAAGGCGTCAGCCATGTTCCCGGTGTGGGGTACTGCGATAGCGATGGGCATTCGTGCCGCTGGTTATGCCAGTGCTGGCCTTGTTGCTGGTATGGCTGTTGCAGAAGTGTCCGGTGCGCGTGAAAAGGGCGGTCCTGTATGGGGTGGTGGTGCATTTCTGGTAGGCGAGAAAGGCCCGGAGATTTTCCAGCCATCTGGGCACGGCACCATTATTCCGAACAGCCAGATCGGCGGCGCCGGTGGCGAGATGAAACTGACCATCGTCAATAACACCAGGTCGCCCATCGGCCAGGTGACGGAACAGCGCATCAGTCCAACTGAGAGGGCGTTGATCATTCAGGAAGCGGTCAGCGCCACTGCCGCGCAGTTCGGCGATCCGAACAGCAGTACCAGTCGCGCCTTGTCGCGCAACTATGCAACGCAAAGGAGTCGTTAAATGCCAACCTTGCCTAATGGGTTCAAGCCCACTGTCGCGGCCTATTCGCACGATGGGCCTGGCGGGGTTTTGCGCACTGATGTGGCTGGCGGTGCGCCTCGCTATGGTCTGGACTGGGATCGCGGGCTGCAAAAGTTCAATGTCACGCTGATTCTCGACAAGGCGCAGTTCTCGGTATGGACGGCGTTTTATATCCATATCATCAAGAAGGGCGCCATCACGTTCGACATGCCGCTGGATAGCGGCTTCGGCACCGAGCTGCACGCTTGCAACATCATGCCAGACAGCTATTCGGCATCGCGTACAGGCGGCATCGCGATGGTGGTGTCGTTCGTGGTCGAGGCGGAAAATAAGGCTTATGAGTTCAGCGCGGCGGATGCGCAGAGTATGGTCGATCTGTACAACGAATATCTGGACGATTCGAATGAATTGCTGTCCCGCCTGGCCCAGTTCGCAACCCAGGATACATTGGTGCTGCAATGAGCCTTGACCTTGAAAGCCGCCTGATAGTCTTTCTGGCATCGGCGCCGCAAACCGTCCATCCGGTCCAGACGATCGAGATCAGTCATTCGGCGATGACGAACGTGTGGCACCTCTGGCGCGAGCCGTATGTCGGCACCACGGTTGTCGATGGCGTTGCCAGGACGATGGAACCGTGCAATATCGAAATCAAACTGGCCGGGTCTGCCGGACATCTCGACCAGAAATTTGATATCCGCCTGGGGCTGGTCGATGCCATGGACCTGTTTCGCGAGCAGGTCGACCTGATCCCGATCGATACGACGGAAAAGGCGACGCTGATTTACCGGGAGTTTCTGTCGGATGACTTGACGCAACCGCAGGCGACGGCCCGGCTGCAGGTAGAGAACGTCACCTGGGCTAAGGGGGCGGCCAGCATATCCGCTGTGTCGCCGCGCCTGAATATCACCAGGACCGGCGAAAGCTATAACCCCAGAGAAATACCCATGCTGCGAGGCTTCCTGTAATGGACATCAATACCTATCTTGCCAGGCAATATTCGGCCCAGCCCTGCTGGGAACTGGTCGCCGATGTGTACGCGACCGAACTGGATGCGATCGCCGTCGACTACAAGACCGTGAACCGTTCGATCCGGGAAATGGCCAGCGCGTTCCGGATCGCCATCCACAAGTCGGCGCATGGCTTCGTGAAGGTTGCCGAACCTGTTGATTACGCCATTGTCCTGCTCGGGAAAACCGAGGAGATCGGCATCCATCATTGCGGCATCTACTACCAGGGCAAGGTCCTTCACGCGATGCCGGACATCAGCCTTTACGAAGAACTTTCTGTGATCCGGGACCGGTTTGCGCTGGTCGAATTTTGGGCGAAGCCATGAGAATCACGCTGTACGATCACCCCTTTGCCGCTTGCGCGCCGCAGGTATTCGAGGCGGCCAGCATTGGACAATGGCTGCTCGACCACTATGGCGATGCGCCGTCGGTCAAGGTGCAGGTTTTCCGTGGCGAACCGTGCGCGGAAAATGAAATCACTGGCAATATCGCCGCGCTTCTTGCGAATGATTGTGATGAGTATGTGATTCTGCAAAGCCCCGGTGGCTTGGATCCATTCTCGTGGGCGCTGATTGCCATCGCAGCCGTCATGGCTGTTGCGGCAATCATTCTGATGCCCAAGCCGGTGATGCCGGGTAACGTCAACCGGACCCAGCAAAGCCCGAATAACTCGCTTGCCAACCGCGAGAACAAGGTGCGCTTGCTCGAACGGGTGGAAGATATCTACGGTACCGTGAAGGCGATTCCTTCGCTGATGATGCCGACCTATACCAAGTACATCAACCACAGAAAGTATGAATACGGCTATTACTGCGTCGGGCGGGGCTATTATGCGCTCGCAGATCTGCGCGACGGCGACACGCTGATCGCTGACATCGATGGCGCAAGTGCGGCAGTGTATGACCCGTTCACTTCACCAAACAGTGGCCATGCACCCATCCTGCAGATCGGCGATGCGATCATTGATGACGTGCTGACGGTGTCGCGTGCGATCGAGGTGGATGGCATCACGTTGAAGGCTTTCAACCAGGTGCAGCTGCCGGAAAGCGGGCAGTACACATTCACGCCGAATGCCGGTGGTGACATCATCACGCAGTCGGCCAAGACACCGAATTTCAATGCCATTGCCAATGTGGGCGATAGCGTGACGGTGGTGATGGACGATTACCTGGTCATGACGGATCCCGGCAGCCCGGGCGGCGAATTCGGCGATCCGCCTCCGGTGCCGCCGACCTATGCGACTTACAACTACAGCGGCACCTATGTAATCGCGGCTGTGTCGGATGGGGCGGTGACATTGACCACGGCAACGTGGGCTGTAGTTGTGCCGCCTTCTACCACCACCTCTGAGGGCGATCCACCTCTCCCGGTAACAACGCCGCGCTATAGCGATCTGGCGATCGTCGGCAAGACCAATTACACCGACTGGGTCACCCTGCCAGATGCCGATCGCACGGAAGTGTGGGTCAACCTGGTGGCGCCCAATGGCCTGTTCAAGGACAACGGCGGCAAGTCGATTGCGGCCGTGTCATTCGAGCTGGAAATTGAAAAGCTGGATGCCAGCCTGGCGCCACTCGGCATTGTCGAGATCGCCACCGGCTTGCTTTCCGGCTCGGTGAGTGATGAACGGGCGGATACGCTTGAGCATGCCACTGCCTGGACCGGACCGGCGCGGGTGCGGATGCGGCGCACCACAGCCTATGATTACGGCTGGAACGGTACTGTGATGGATGAAATCAAGTGGGCTGATCTGCACAGCGTCTCGCCGGTCAGTAAAACTGAGTTCGGCAACAAGACGACGATCCACACGATCACGCAAGCCACGACGCGTGCCACGGCGGTCAAGTCCCGGCAGTTGAACTGCATCGCCTCACGCAAGCTGCCGACGTACAACGGTTCGGCCTTCTCTGGCGCCTTCAATGCCAATGGCCTGCTGGTCAGCGGCACGATTGCGGCGACCAGCAAGATCGTCGACATCATCGCCGCGGTGGCAGTCGATCCGAAGATTGGCGCGCGCGACTTGGCTATGGAGGTCGACCTGGCGCAGATCTGGAGCGTGCAGCAGCAGCTGGATGCCTGGAATGCGGCGTGCGGGCAGTTCAATTACACCTTCGACACGGACAACACATCGTTCGAGGAAACGATCATCGCGGTCGCCAATGCGGGGTTCTGCATCGCGTATCGGCAAAACGGCAAGATCCGGCTCGCACTCGACCAGGCGCAGGCCAACAGCACGGCGCTTTTCACGCACCGGAACAAGAAGCCGAATGCGGAAACGATCACGCGCAAGTTTGCCAGCGATGCGGAATACGACGGTGTCGAATTCGTCTATGTCGATCCGGACACCGACCGGTCGGAAACGATCACGTTGCCGCTCGATGGCAACTACACCAAGCTGAAAAAGTTCGAGATCCCGGGCATCCGGTCCTTCACGCAAGCCTGGCTACGCGCCAATAGGGAATACCGGAAGCTTGTTGGCCAGCGGATCACGATCGAGACAGTGACCACGCTGGACGCGCGCGCGCTGTTGCCGAATGCCAGGATCGACGTGGTGGACAACACCCGGTTCAAGTCGTATGACGGTGAGGTGGTGGGCCAGAACGGGCTGGAATTGACGCTGAGCCAGGATGTTGCCTTCACGCCGGCGCTCTCGCACAGCATCGTCCTGATGCGGCGGGATGGCTCGCTGCAGAGCATTCCTGTGACGGTGGGCAGTGCGGCGAACAAGGTGGTGCTGCAGAGTCTGCCGAGTGAGGCGATCGTCACGGGCTATGGCGAGTCAGGAATCCGGACGATCTACAGCTTCGCGGCCGACAGCACGCGCGGCGCGATGGCGTACCTGGTGCAGGAGTTGGATATCTCGGATGGGCAGTACGCGACGATCCGGGCGATTAACTATTCGGCGGGCTATTACCAGATGGACCAGGCCGCGGTGCCAAATAAAGATACCGTTATCAATTAGAAGTAATTAAGCAACACAACAAAGCGCCTTTTGAGGCGCTTTTTTTATGTCAATGCGAAAGGTGCGAAATGCCGGCAATTACGATCAATGATTTAAACAACGCTCAGTTGGATGTAGGACATATTGCGGAAATTGCCACGTCCGCTGCGCCGACCGCAACGGACCGGCTTGGTCGGGAAAAAAAGACTTTGAGTGGTCTTGCGCTTGAATTTCCGAATGCCGAAGCCAATGCTGGCGTTGCTCAAGAGAATGCTGGCATTGCCTTCACTCAGGCGGCGGTCGCGACCGAAGCCAAGGCGGCTGCCGAAGCGGCCAGGGATGCCGCCATCATCGGCTCTGGCGTCTATGTAGATGAGCCGACTGGTCGCGCTGCAGTCGCAGATGGTGCTGCATTTAAAGTGCAAGGTTCTGGCGAGATTGCGGCATACGAGTACCGGCGCATAAACGCATCCTCGTCGACGCTGATCGCCACTTACCCAAGTAAGGCTGCAGTCACCGCCGTCAAGGCTGCATTGGACGTCAACGGCGACAAGCTCGCCGGGTTCTCATCGGTTCCTTATGTGCTGGCTCACCGGACCTATAGTACCGACAGTAATACGGCTAGCTCAATTTATGGATGGTCCGGTGGTCTCGACTGGAATTCCGCAACCAAGCGGGTCAACAAAATTCGGCTTGGCTTGAGTCTTGGTGCGACGGCGGCGACCGTCAATGTCAAGGTCTATGAGCGTTCCCAGAGTGTTGGCACCGCGCCTGGTGATCCAGCTGATGTGGAAGTGGCATCCGTTTCGGTAGCGCGCAGCAGTCTGCCTGCCGGGACTGCGGTAGCTGTCTATGAATTCGCGCTGGCGGAATTTTCCTTCCGCACTGGATATCGTTATTACTTTACGGCGATGGTTTTGGACAGTGGCAGCGCACCAATTACTGCCGCGCGTCGCAATGCGGTGACGCCTGTTGCGAGTACATGGGTGAACGGCTTCTCGCGCAATAGCGTTGGCGTCTGGAATGGTCCATCACCGGCAGGAACCTGGTATGAGTTTGAGGGTTATGATTGGATTGCAACGGCTCGAAATAACTCCGACTACCATGTGATCGGTGCGCCCGTTGCGGCCGGTCTGGTAACGGATCTTACTGGATGCCAGCTGCAGTCATTTGACGTTAGCACGCGACTTTCCAGCGTCACGCACGCCACGGCCACTGTTGCGACAAATGTGGTTCACTCCAACTATGTTCTGAAGTACGCCGCTGTTGGTGCATCACCTACAATTTTTCAAATTGATGCTGCCGCGGCTGTAACGTGGTTAGGCTATTCCTCTGTAGATGTCATGGAGGTTCGCCGTGCTTCTGACAATGTATTGCTCGTCAACGGCGTCGATTATGCGTGGGCGCCACAGGGGAAACTGGTGGGCCTTGTCAACACGGCAGATTACAACGTCAATGTGACCTTTACAGGTCGGCGTGAGCGATACGATGCCGTTTGCTACAACCTGACTACCAATGCGCTGGTCATTCGACAGGGAACCGAGCGGCCGGTCAGTGCGCATGAAGACCTCTATCGTGGCAAGCCGGCGGCGGGCGATGTGCCGCTCTTTGCAGCGTATATCGTCGGTGCCACAATTTCCGAGCTGATCCCGATCTGGGAATGGCGAGGGGTCCGACGCGTGGTGAATAACTCGGAGATCAATTTCCTGCTGGAACAGGCGAAAAAATGCATTACGAAATTTCGCGCGAAGCTGGCCAGAGGTGATGGCGTTGTAATCAGTGGCTATGGTGACAGCAATACAGCGTTAGGTGGTGCCGGCACGGTCACGCCAGAATTTTATCTGCCGAATCGACTTGGCGTTGACACTGAAGCGTTTGGCGGCAACTACTATCGGACCGAAGCCGCTGAGGCGGATTTTAATGCAGCATATCTTGCCAGTGTGGGAACGGTGTTCTTGAATGGGCAAGTACGCTACCGCACCGCGCCGAACTGGCGCATGATTGACGCCATTGAGCGCCGCCACGGCTACACGTTCTTTGACGGCATTCCGGGCGCACGTCAAGTCGTCTATCTGAACCACGGCATCGGTGGCACCAATCACACGGCGACTGTGAACAATGGCGCTTACCCTGATCGGCTAGCGCAAGTCGTAAGCCCCACTGGATATCGTGCCCCAGACCTCGTCATTGTCGCCTTCGGCATGAATGGCGGAGAGCAAAGCACCCTCGTGGATGGGATGAGCACGATCGTACAAACGATTATGAATGCGGGCTCGGATGTGATCGTTATTGGGCCGCACTGGACGAATACAGATGGGGTTCGGTACGCGCTGAATGACTGGCGCTATGTGCAACGTCGTCTGGCAGAGGTCGCGGCCTACTATGGCGCCGCTTACGTGCCTATTGAGTTATTCCAGGGTGGCGCCCACAGCGGATACATGGGCATTAGCGACAAGAGTCTGACTCGCTCCAACTGGTACAACCACCCAGGGCCGTATGAACGTCGGAAGTTCGGTGATCTGATTGCTGAACTGGTTTTGTAGCTTGGTTAATTAACCGCAGCCGCCTTCGGGCGGCTTTTTTATTGGGAAAAACATGGCAGAACCAGCAGCATCTACCGTCGGCATTGCAATAGCGGCCGGCACAATAACCGTGACTGGATCGATCTTTGGCGTGCAGTACGACGCCTTGCTTGCTGGCTTCTTTGGCGGGCTCGTTTCGCTATCGTTCCTGCCGCCGATGTCGGCTGGGAAGATCGCCGGCAGCGTGGCAGGGTCCTCGATCCTCGCCGGCTTTTTTGCCCCTATCCTGGCGGCCGCCTGGGTGCATAATTTCCCGTGGCTGCTAACTGTCGGAGACTTCACGCGGATCGCTGCGGCGGCCGCTTTGGGCCTTGGTTGGCAAGCACTGCTGCCGGCTGGGCTGAATAGGCTCCGCGCGTTGATTTGGCCTGCAGGAGGCGCGCAATGACCCTCCTGCTGATCAATCTGGCGGCCGCTATCGTCATCCTGGTGCGCGGTCTGTTCTTCGCTATCAACCGGATGGACCGGTGCACGCCGCACGGCATGCGTCTGGCGTGGCTGGTGATGACCACCGGCGCGCTTGGCGCCATCGTCGGCCCGTTGTATGGCGTTCGGCCAAGCCTGTGGCAAACCGCTTTAGCCGTGGGCATTGCGCTGTATGTCTGTTTTGATCGCCGGCATCGTGACGTATGCGATCGGAGGGTCCTATGAAGATCACCCGCCCCCAGCTGCTGGCGATCATGCCGCTGGCAAAAAGTTGTGCAGACGTCTGCATTGATCCGCTCAATACCGGAATGGCGGAATTCGGTATCGATGCCGCCATCTGCCAGGCAGCGTTTCTTGCCCAGATCGGGCACGAGTCAAGGCAGTTGACCACCGCTGAGGAAAACCTGTTCTACAGCGCGGATGGCCTGGCCAACACCTGGCCGGCGCGCTACGGCAAGAAAGTCCAGGGCAACTATGTGCTGGGACCGACGAAGCGCATCTTGCCGAATGCCTTGGCCTTGTCCCTGCAGCGCAAGCCGGAAGCGATCGCCAATAACGTCTACGCCGGCCGGATGGGTAATGGCGACGAGGCGAGCGGCGATGGATGGCGGCATCGAGGCGCCGGCTGGATCCAGTTGACGGGCAAGGAAAATCATATCGCTGTCGCCCTTTACTTTGATATCCAGCTGGAACACGTCGGCGACTGGTTGCGCACGCCGTCCGGTGCTGCGCGCAGCGCTGCCTGGTTCTGGAAGGTCAACGGCTGCAATGCCTATGCGGCGCGTGGTGATTTCGATGGCGTGTCCGATCTGATCAACCGTGGCAGAAAGACTGCGGCGGTCGGGGATGCAATCGGCTTTGCCGATCGGCTGGCACTTTACAACAAGGCAAAGGAGGTGCTGCTATGAGTGCGTTAGGAAAGAAACTGAGGCTCTGCGAGGGCAACACCGTTATGTTTCGATGCCCTGGCTGTGGCGAAAGTCATGCAATCAACGTCGGCAGCGGGCCGGGGCCACGTTGGGGCTTTAACGGCAATGGCGACGCGCCAACATTTACGCCGTCGATTCTCGTGCGTACCGGGCATTACGTGCCAGGCCATGAAAATAAGGAAAATTGTTGGTGCACCTATAACGCCGAGCATCCGGACGACGCGACCTTTGAATGCCGCATCTGCCATTCATTCGTAACAGACGGCCGGATCCAATTCCTCAGCGATTGCACGCATGCACTCGCAGGCCAGACTGTTGATTTGCCGGACTTCCCAGTGCGGAGCGAAGAATGAATTTATTAAAAATAGAGTTGCCAGCATGGGCGCGCTGGCTGGCGTTGGCGGTTGCGTTTGCCTTTGTTTTCCTGTTCGGCCAACTGCGCGGCGAGCGGATCGCCGGCGAGCGGCATATCGACTATGTCAGCAAGCAGGCCGCGCAAAGCGTCCGGATCGCAAAAGCGCAGGCCAAGGTGGTGGTGCAGACTGAAATCAAGTACCGCGACCGTATTCAGAAAATCTACGTCCAGGGCGACGTCATTGAAAAGGAGGTACCCGTCTATGTTACCCAAGCTGATAACGCTGGCTGCACTGTCAATGCTGGCTTCGTGCGGATCCATGACGCCGCCTGGACAGGTGAGCCTCCCGGACCTCCCGCCGATTCTGACCGAGAATCCGCCGGAATTCCGCTTGCTGCGCTCGGTGAAACCGGCGCCTTCAATGCCAAGGCCTGCCGGGCATGGCGAGAGCAGACGCTTGGATGGCGAGAGTACTACGAGAAATTGAAGCTGGCGACCGATCCGCCGGCGCCTTAGAAATTTGTAAAGACAGAGCGCCTGGACGGTTGCGTCAACAACCAACCAGGCCTCAATCCACTGAAGCAGCCAGTGAACCAAGCCAGGGCTCTGCCACCTCCCGGGAGGCGGGCGAAGTCTAGCACAAAAGAAAGTTCACTATGGCAACACCTATCATTCCCTGGATCGGCGGCAAGCGACGTCTGGCCGATCGACTGATTCCACAATTCCCGCCTCATGAGTGTTACGTCGAGGTCTTTGCCGGCGGCGCTGCGCTGTATTTCATGCGGCCGCCGGCGCCGGTCGAGGTCATTAATGATGTCAACGGCGAGCTGGTCAATCTGTATCGCGTCGTCAAGAATCACCTGGAGGAGTTCGTCGGCAATTCAAATGGGCGCTATCCAGCCGTGACGTGTTCAAGTGGCTGCAGGAGACGCGGCCGGAGACCTTGACCGATATTCAGCGCGCCGCGCGCTTCTTTTACCTGCAGCAGCAGGCTTTCGGTGGCAAGGTCAGCGGCCAGACGTGGGGTACGGCCACCACCGCGCCGGCGATCAATTTGCTCCGCATCGAGGAAAACCTGTCCGCGGCACACCTTCGGCTTGCCCAGGCCTATATCGAAAACCTGGACTGGGCCAAGTGCATGGAGCGCTACGATCGTCCGCACACCTTTTTCTATCTGGATCCGCCGTATTGGGAGACGGAAGGATATGGGGTGGAATTCGGGCTGGACCAGTACGAGAAGATGGCTGGAATGCTGCGTAACCTGAAGGGCAGGGCGATTGTCAGCCTGAACGACCATCCCGATATCCGGCGCATCTTCGCTGGCTTCCATATTGAAACCGCCGATATTCAGTATTGCGTTGGTGGGGGTGGAAAAGGCGTCGACCGGACTGAGGTGATCATTTACAGCTGGGATAAACAGAGCGATCCGCCTGGATTGTTTTGACGTATATCCGGCCAGCCTTGCTCGGTTTCATTCTTGTTTGATGGAATTTCGTTGATACGGAAGTGATACGAGCAAGGCTGAAAGCCTTATTTGGCGCGGGTTCTTTCCCCTTGAACTACGGCGAGACGCTGGTTTTGCAGGGGTATTTTAACCCCTTTCTCTCTATGTGACACTCATTCTGTATAATCTTGTTTCACTATCTCGGTGATACAAAGTGATACGGTGAGTGATACATGGCGAGCATTACAAAGATCGGCTCTTCCTGGCGTGCATTGATCCGTCGCAAGGGGCACAAAAACCTGTGCAAAACCTTCAAGGTCAAGGCTCAAGCCGAAGCTTGGGCCCGGCAGCGCGAGTCGGAGATCGATCGAGGCGAGATTGTAGCACTGCCAGGCGCGCTTTTGCTCAAGGAAGTGATACAGGCGTATCGCGACCTGCGCGACAGTTCCCGGCCCATCGCTGACACTTCCAATGAGCATTACATGCTCAAACACCTCTCAGAAGGTCTCGGCGATAAGCGCGCCGGCGGTCTGACGCCGCAGGATCTGGTCGATTTTGCGACCATGCGTAAGGAAGAGGGCGCTGGCCCCTATACCGTCAACATGGAAGTCAGCAAGCTCGGCACGGCTATGCGCTATGCCGGGGTATCCATGAAGGTCGCGCTGCCTGACGTAGTAGGCCAGGCGCGGCCGCTGCTGACGCACCTTGGGCTGATCGGCTCCGGGGGCAAGCGGGAACGGCGGACAAATGAGGATGAACTGCCGCGCATTGTCGCGTACCTAGCTGAACACTTCGGCCAGCGGTATGCTGATGCGGTCGAGCTCGCGGTGATGACGGCGATGCGTCGGGGTGAGCTCTGCCGGATCATGCGCACCGACATCGATGTCGATAAGCGCCTGGTGTGCATCCGGGACCGAAAGCATCCGCGCAAGAAAAAAGGGAATGATGAGTGGATCCCGCTTCTCGGGACCGCTTGGGATATTGTCGAACGGCAGGTGCCGGCGGATGATCCGGAGGATTTACGAATTTTTCCGATTCACCCGCAGACGTTGTCGAAATACTTCAAGGCAACATGTGATGCCTTGGGTATCCCGGATTTGCACCTACACGACATGCGGCATGAAGGCACGTCGCAGTTATTCGAGCAAGGTTATGAGATTCAGCAGGTTGCCCTGGTGACTGGGCACAAAGATTGGCGCCATTTAAAACGGTACACGAATCTCAAGCCGGAGGATCTGCACCGGCCAGTAAAGCCGGAAGACCCGCCGGCTGACTGATTACGCCGCCAGTTCTTTGCACTCGTCCAGGTGCGCCGCCACGTCGCGATAATCCGCCCAGCGCTTGCCGCCATCAACATACGTCTTCACTGGGCATTTCTCGGCGCTGAGCTGGTTATACAGCGCGCCCTTAGTGATTCCAAGTACCTCGGCCAGCTGCTCGACATTGAGCCGCAGGCCATAGCGTTCCACTATAAAAGCTTGAGTGATCAGGCTCATTTCAATTCCTTTAAGTCGTTCTGATGAATGGTCCCGGTATGCGCAAGCATGGCCCGGTAAGAAAGAAGTGATTCGGTGCGATCGCGGCCGCTAGCCTCATGCTGGCGAAGCCGCTGCAGGTAGCGTCGGCGCATGTAGGTGCCGGCGGAGATATGGTCTGGCCAGGTGACATAGCCAAGAAAAGGAATACCGGCGGCGACTGGCGCCAGGCGGATCTTCCTGGGATGGATGGTCAGGCCATCGGCCGCCAGCTTCTCGACGATCTGGGCGCCGATCACGCGCAGCTGCTCCGACGACTCGCCCAGGATCACCATGTCATCCACGTAGCGGATGTAGTGCCGTACGCGCAGGCTTTCCTTCATCCAGTGGTCGAAATCATTCAGGTAGATATTGGCGAGCAGCTGGCTCGACAGGTTCCCGATCGGCATGCCCTTGGCCGCGGTGCGGCGGTACATGCTGTCGGCGGCGAACAGGTCATCGAACTGGCTGTCCGTCTGGAATGAATCGACCAGGGCCACCAGCAGCTGCCTGACATCCTGGTCGCCGATATAGCGCAGCACGCGCGCCTTCAGAATGGCGTGATTGACCGAATAGAAATACTTCGAGATATCCAGCTGCAGCACCCAGCGGGCATCCGGTGCCTGGCAGAACTTCGCCAGGCGCCGCACGGCCGCATGCGTCCCGCGCTCAGGCAGATTGCCATAGGTGTCATGGATGAACCTTGGCTGCCAGATCGGCAGCAGGTAGTCGTACAGCATCCAGTGCACCACGCGGTCCTTCATCGGCGCGTCGACCACGTGGCGGAATTTCTTTTCGCGCACGGTAAAGCTCTTGTAGGGCCCAAAGCTGTAGGTGCGGCCGCGCAGGCGCTCCTGGATGATGGTGAGGTAACGCAGCGGATCCTCGCCGAAGCGCTGGACCCGGATGCTCTTCGACTTGTTTTTCCGGGCCTTGGTCCAGCAGTGGAACAGATTGCCCAGGCTGGTCAACTGGGCAAATTGCGATGGCGCACCGCGTTCCGCTGCAGCGGTCGTAACCCCTGCAGCGGTTCCCGGTTTGGCTTGCTGCCGTGCTTTCGGGGATACCCCGGGAGACTCTCGACCAAGAATTGACTTTCCGTGAGCGCGTGGCTCGCCGTCTAAGCATGTAAACCTTGGGTCAGCGGAAGCCGACGTTGTCGTTGTCGTTGTCGGGCCAGTCGTTGTTGAGATTGAACACGCCGGCATTGTCGTCCGAGTCCCAGTAGCCGCCCCGGATGAGCGCATTGCCGGACCTTCCAGAAAGCCCCCCTCGTTGATCATGGCTGCCCTCCCGCGGACCGGATCAGTCCGCCGACCAGCCGGCCAAGCTCAACGGTTAAACCGACTCGATGCTCGAAAGCCATCTTGAGATTGTTTAACCGTGGCGCCTGGGTCAGGTAATGCTTGAGCAAGTCCACGTCTGCCGAGATCGATTTCAGCAGCTGCGGCTTGTTGTCCTCGAGGCCGTACAGGTAAATGCTGCGCATGAGCCTGGCCATGCAGGTGCGCAGGTTCTCGCCGTAGGAAACGCGCAGGTCGCGCGGCATCTTGATGATGTCCTGCAGTAGCTGCAGGTCCAGTTCCTGCGCCTGGGATTTCAGCTTGAAGCCGGACGTGTCCGGGTTGGCCAACAGCTGCTTGGCGACCGCCTTGTTGACTTCGCCGCGCTGCTGCAGGTCGGTGATGACTTCCTGGATGATATCGGGCGATACCGCGCCCAGGATCGAGGCATTGCCGGTGGCGTGCTCGGAAACATAGACGGTGTAGCCGGCTGCCTGGTTGCCCAGCGAGACGACGTAGGGAATGCCGAAATCCGCCACCATCGACCACAGGCGCCGCTTGAAGTTACCGGCCGGGAAGCCGACACGGATGTGCGGATCGGCGGCGGTACCGACCAGCTTCAGCTTGTATTGCTTCAGCGTGCTGAGGGCATAGGCGGTGCGGTCGTAGCCGTGCAGGAACTTGCCAGCCTGTACCAGGACCAGATGCGCGGGATATTGCTCCTCGAGCTTCCTGGCGATGCTGGCTAGCGGGTCGGCTTGGCCAAGTCCGGCCTCGATGCCCTTGAAGGCCGTGATCGAGAACGTGGCCAGTTCTTCGCTGGTGGGATGTTGGGTGCCTGTTGATTGCATGGCTGATCAGTGGAGGGTTATCGAGGGCTGGTCACAGCTGACGCCGTGACCAGGAACCAGTGTCCAGAGGCCCGCGCTACTTGGTGCAGCGGAAGCCGACGCTGACGACGTCGCTGCCGGGCCAGCCGTGGCCGAGATCGAACACGCCGGCAAGGTCGACCGAGTCCCAGCAGCCGCCCCGGACGAGC